CCCAGCCTTCTCTCAGTTTCGCTGAGACATTGCGTGGATCTGCAGCATTCAATGTTGAAACACGAATCCATCGATACGCATACCCAGACTGTTTATCAGGCTCAGGCAGTAGTTCCGCTGGCATCCACTGCTTAGGACGCTCAAAGGTCGCACGGGTATCAATTTCACGGGTAGTTCTAGTCGTAGCCATGTTAATTCTCCATTTTTAAAAGTTCGTGGGCATATTGCTCGTTAGTAAGTCCTAGCTTCTTAGCAATACTTTGCTGCGAAGTGTTCAGCCTTATCTTTTTCGAAGATGTGCTGCGACTTGCTGGAGCGACAACAGTGCTCGGTCTCGATCGAGGTTTGTCATCTTCTGCTTCCTCGAAATTCTCGGGGAATCGTTTCCGCATTGTTTCGTCAATGCGCTTGTAATACTCGTCAGTAGTGGCGTAAGCCATACCATTTTCTTTAACCAGCTTTTCATGCATTCCAAGAGCTAGGCTAGTCATTTCGTCATCTTGACCAAACCATGAGTTCCGATCCTGCCAACCAGCCGCTTTTTGATCACGGGGAGGTTGCTGTTTTGGTATTTGTACCTGATTTTCTCTTTCCTGTAAAGCTTTTCTTTGATTTACAGATTCAGACGCATTAATTGCTTTGTCCATTTTGATTTTGGCGGAAGTCATTTTTTCCTGTGCTTCTACCAATTTATCGGCATCTCCAGCCTCATAAGCTTCACGATATTCCTTTTTCGCCATGTCCATTTCTTGCTGCGCTGAAGTCTTAAATGAATCAACAGCCACCCGTTCAGTGTTATTTACACGTCCCTTTAAGGCTTTGTTCTCTTCATATAAGTTTTTGGCTATAGCTAAAGCTTCTTCACGCTCACGGTCAGCCGCTTCCTTGGCTCGCCGTTCGTCATGATAAATTTTCCTAAATCCTGCGATTTTGTTTTTGGCTGATTCTGAATATTCATCCAGCTCATCCTTTTCCATTTCCGCAACAAATTCAGGTTCAGACGGTGTTCTACCCTTATCTGCTGCTGGGGTATCGTCTACTATTTCAACTTCTAATTCGGGTTTGTCTTCGTCTGGAAATTCATATTTTTCCATTACTTGTTTGTTCATCGTTTACTCCTATTTTCGTTTAATACCACGTGGGTCGGCTACTACACCTTCCACAGAATCATCGTTGATCATGCGGAATTCTCTGCCATGAATGACTAATCGGCTTCCAGCGTATGGTCTAACGAGGATAAAATCACCCTTTTTACACCATGCACCACTAGGAAAACGCTTCTCATCCTTATAGCAATCAGGTCCTAATTCAACAACAAATAACACTGTAGTCAGCGTTTCTTCGTTCTGAAGCGTAATATCAGCCTTCAAAATGCCGCCTTCAGTCTCTTTTTCCTGCTCTGGAATGGCACATAAAATGCGGTATCCAGACGGTTTTGGGAGTTGTGTTGCCTTTTCTTCGTCTGATTTATGCAGTAGGGCAGATAAATCCACCGCTTTTGCTAAATCGATTGCCTCAGTCATCCAATTTCTCCAGTCTATCTTTGAGGTCTAGTGCGTAACCACGTGCAATTAAGAGACCTCTGATCTCACCGCACGTTTTTTTGTAGTCCTCGAACTTGTCAAAGTTTCCGTTGGCGACGGATTCTTTGACTTGTTCAATTTTTTCGTTTAACTGCTGTACCAATATTTCCAACTCCGTCATGAACTGCTCCTTGCGATATCTACCCCAACTTTCGTAGCATCTAATTCACTTTGACGATCTAATTTGTCCTTTTCGAAAGACATTTTGATCCCAGCCTTGGTGCCTTCGATGTGTTCCATTGAAGTAATACGTTCTCTTTCCACCTGAATCTGCTCTTCCTTGAGCTTGGCATCCATTTGATCTTTTTGCGTCTTGCGTTGAACTTCTTGAGCTTTAATCTGAAGTTCTTGCTGTTGCATCTGGATAATTGGATCTTGTGCCTGTTGTTGAACTTGCTCTTGAGCGTTTTGTGCTTGGTTTTGCTGTAAGAGCTGCTGACTAGCCTGAGCAATAAGGCGAGATAACTGAACTTCGTACTCTTCTGGCAGCGTATCGTCCTCGTCTTTTAGGTAAGGCAACGGTGCACCCAGTTGTTGCTCGATCATTTGACGATATTCAAAGCCAAAATGCTCAGCAATGTGCGCTTGCATATTAGCCGCCATTGATTGTGCTTGTGGATTTTGCCCAATAACCTTAGCTGTCAATGGATCTTGCAAGAAATTGGTATGCGAAATAATATGCGCCTTGTGATCTTGGTAAATAAACGCTTTTAATGGGTTGTTTTGAATCACATCCATGTTTTCGGTCATTGGATCTTTGGGTTTTTGGTCTTCTTTTAATGGAATTAATTTCTGAGCATTGCGAATTCCCAAAACATCCAACATTTGCCGATGTAATTGCGGTAAGTTATAGATCTGCGGTGCGTTTTGAGCTAACTGAAGCACGGCTTGGTACTGAACAATCTTCTGTGCCATCGTTGCGGCATTGGGATCTGACACGGGAATGACAGTAACTAGATCATAATCTGATTTTTTAGCCCTTGGTGTTCCATCTACAGGCTCGTAATCGTATTCCTCAGGGGTGTAGTCCCGAATAATTTCTTTTAAAAGTTTAAGTTCCTGTTTCATTGAGTAATGAACACGGGCTTGGACTGCACTCATGACTTTTAATGTCCGCTCCAAAATTGCTAAGGTCGTACCGACTGGAGCATTGGCTGACATATCAGAAATTTTCATATCGCCAGATGAAGCAAAACGACGACCCTCATCAACGATCGTACCAAGCAAGGAGTACAAGACTTGGCTTGGCTCTTTGTATGGCAAGGGCATGATGTTATCTTTCATTGCCCCGCTGGGTACATCTACATCACGAAACTCACCCGGTGCTATCGGCGTGTCGTCTCCTTTGACTCGCAAGCCACGGGTCTTAAAGCCACCCGGCAAGTTTGAGAGGGTACCTGCGTCAACCAATTGCCTGATAAGACTAGTACCAGACTTAGCAAAAGCCCCGACAAGATGGATAAGCCCAAAGCAATAAAAGCCAAAGCCCGGAACGTACCCATAGTGAACAAAATGTTGTCTTTTTTGTTTGCTGTCATCTTCTGGTCTCCAGTTACGTCGTATTGACAAAATAGTCTGAGTATTCTTTTCAATCGTAATGACGTAAGGCAAAGCAATGCCAGTCATCTCGCCGTCTTCTTCGTCTTCGTAGCCTTCTAAATCTAAATGAACGTGCATCTCTAAAAGCTTGTAGCGATCATCAGACGTGGCTCTGAAACCCATTTTTTCCGCAATTTTCTTTTCGACTTCGTCTAACGTTGTTTCAGCATCACCTAAATCTACGTCTCGATAAAATCCAGCAAACTGAAGTCGTTTAACTTCATTTTCCGTTTTTCTCATAACATGAGTTACACGGGGTGCTGATTCTAAATTAGACGCTCCATAAGGCACAACGATGTCTTCTGCTGGTACAAACATTGATACCTGACGCTCAAGACTTGGGTCGTAATACACTTTTTTAAAAGCGTTTCCTGCAAGACCTAAACCCCAGATCATTCTTTCATGCTCAGGTCTAAATTCTTGCATTACGTCGGTCAATTCATAGTTCATATCATCCTGAACTCGAACGGCAGCTTCTTTCTTTTCAATTGTTTCTTTGCCAATGATTAAAGTCTTGACTGGACCCGCCGCTGGAAAAGTTTCCATGATTGTTTCGGCTTGAAACTTAACCAACGCTTCTGATAGGAGGGGGTGATAAACACCACAAGCTCCTTCCCACGGTTCAGTTCTTTCTTCAATCTTCATGCCAAGGAGTTCAAGACCATCTACGTAGGTTTGAATCCAATCTTTTCTTGCGGATATGTCATCTTCGAAGTCACCCAGAAGATCGCCCGCAATTTGAGTCATGGCTTTTTCGCTGATGTACTCAGCTAGGTTGGCATCGAAGTCTTCATCAGATGGTTCTGGTGGTTCGATTTCAATTTCCAAATCACCCAAGCCGATTTTTACAGACTCAGGATCTTCAATTTCAATTTCAATTGGTTCTAGATCTGTCATCCCCAATGGGGCTTGGTATAGGCTTTTCTCAATCATACGTCATCCTTAGTAATATGCCGCTTTTTTTCTGGGCACAATTTCATCTTTTTCATCAGTGTTTAAACGGATAAACCCACCCTGACGAAACCTTAATAACGCTTGGCTGGTTGAGTCAACGAGGTCATCATGCTCGCCATTTGGAAACGAAGCGCACTCTTCCATAACCTCTTCTGCCCATCTGGTATCAGGACACCATACAAAGCCAGAAGCAAACAAATCAGATACAGCGTTTACACGAGCTATTTTATCTGAACCTTTGCTTGGTGTATATTCAGATAACGGTATTCCCATGCGCCGCATTTCATAAATGAGAGGGGCACCTGCCGCCTTTTTTTCTACAATTAGGCTGTCTGGCTCCCAGTCCTTATATAAATCAAGCGCTTTTCTTTTTAATTCTGGGAATTCCATGCGCTCTTTAAAAGCGTCCAATAGGATGATGTGGGCTACTTCAAAGCCTTCCGCATCAGATTTAAAGAAGACTCCCCACGTCGTACAGGCTGAGTAGTCGGCTCGATTATTTTTTTCAAAGGCGGTATCCCAAGACTGGATTATGTAGTCGCACTGTGGTGGCTTTTCCTTTTCCCAGATCTTCCACATATCCCGCTTAATAATCGCACCCTCTTCTGAGGTCGGATTCTGTTGGTACTGTGCTTCCCACTTACTAACGGGTATCTCAGCCTTAATTGCTTCAAGTTCGGATTGTTTCCAAAACTCCGCCCATAAGGGTTTACCACTAGGCATTAAGGCGGGAAACTCAATGACTTCCCATTCGTCACCATCCCGCTTGAGTGAATTATTAATAATTTGCCCAGTCAAGTCCTTCTTAGACCAGCGGGTCATCACAATAATAATCGCTCCTCCCGGCTGAAGTCGTTGTCTTGGACCTGATGAATACCATTCATACACTCGGTCATAGACGTTTGGGTTGCCTTGCATGGCTTCTTGCTCAGAATGCGGGTCATCAATGATCAATACGTCCGCACCTTTACCCGTTACCGCTCCGCCGACACCAATAGCAAAGTAATCTCCGCCTTTGTTTGTGTTCCATCGTCCCGCCGCCTTTGAATCTGAGGACAGTTTGATCGGAAAGATTGCCTGATAATCGGGCGAATTCACTAAGTTCCTGACTTTACGACCAAAGCCTGTGGCTAATTCCGCCGTGTGAGCAGTCTGGATAATTTTCTTTTCAGGGAATCTACCCAAAAACCAAGCGGGAAAAAGATAACTAGCGAACTCAGACTTAGTATGACGAGGAGGCATATTAATAATAAGACGTTTAAGTGAACCATCCGCTACCCTTTCAAATGCATCCGCCATAATTCGGTGGTGTTTACCTGATATAAATGCTGACCACATCTCGCCCACAAAAGGCATGAAGTGTTCCCGACAACGTTCTTTCTTATCTTCTTTGATCAGCGTCCAGATTTTCGGTATTTCTGGCGAATTTTTTGGCAGCGCATCAGCTAGCTTAATGTACTGCTTAATCTCCGCTTGACTAAGTAATGTCAAAGCTTGCTCATCTCTTTAACTGTAGTGTCTACTAACTTCATAGATCTAACCATATGCGGCTTAACCTGAAGAAAACCATTGTCCTTTAATGTATGAACCAGCCTATGTATATTGGACTTGCTTTTCAGTTTAAGTCCAAGGGCTATATCCATGTAACTCGGTGGAAAGCCTTTAGTCTTGATGTACAGGTTAATGTAATCCAATACCATTTTCTGTCTTTCAGTCATCGCTTCGCTCCGTAGCTTCTCATAGCTTATTCACCAGCCGCAAGAAACGTTTACGATCTTCAAACGACAGCTTTAGAAACAAGCCCAATAGTTCACTTACTGTTTTCACTGAATTTCCTTAAATCTTCAATAATTTGATAAAGCTGGTTCCTTTTCGGACCTTTTATTTCCGTATGGATTGCCATTAGGCTTAATACTAGGTTTTTTAACTTACCCATCAGTAATTCATCATTCATTTAAAACAAGCCTTCCTGTTGTCTTGTTGGTTCTACCCAAGTCCGCATCCTTGGTTTTCTGTTTTCAATGTACCGTACCTTTTCAGCAAAAGACATTGACTTGTACACCTTGAACATCTTAGTCATTGCCCTAGTGAATTCTGGGTTTAACTTGGTCTGTTTAACAAATTCAGCTTTCAAAATATATATATACCCCCGTAAGAACAAAAAGGAAACGTTCGGGGGGTAGTTTGCTATAGCGTTTAAACAATGTCAAGCGGGAATTTAATACACCCCCCCCTGTGTTTCACGTGAAACCTTCGGTTTCATACGATGCGTTGCATCTTCTGGAATAGGGTGAGAACGTTCGTGTTGCTAAACGATGGGTATATTACGAGTGGAATCGAGCGTATAGCGTGAGGCGGGGGCACTGCCTTACGTTGGGGGGTCGGGTACGGTGGGGTCGACGACAGACCGTTTAAACAACCCGCCCGCATCGTTACTGTATCGTTACCACTTTCTTCTTATCTGTTATTAGATGTAGGTGTGACTGCAATTCTTTCTTTAGTGCTTCGGTATCGACTTGTTCGACTGTTGTCTCGACTCTGTCAGTAAACATACCGACCGCCTTGCCGATTAACTCCAGTGCTCTTAGCTTTCCGCTCTCACTTGTCTGTGCCTCGTTGACCTTGTCGAATAGCTTTTGCATAACGTATTGCCTTGCCTGAGCATCACTGTCGATAACGTTTTGCTTTGTAGCCTCTAAGACAGCCTCAAGGTGCATACTGATTCTTGGATCTTTCATTAGCCTGTTCGCATTGCTGATGATCGTAGCCCTTGTACTGCCAGACGTGTCATAAGCCTGACTGTATGCCTCGACTTGAGTACACCCTGAGACCAGCGAGTTGACGAATTGAATCATCCTTGCAGTCATTCTTTTATTGGTTGAGTTGTCTGTCTCTGGTACTTTCATTCCATGTACCTTTCCGCTCTTTGTCCTCTTTACTGGTAATCCCTCAATAGTTGCCCGCATCTCTTCGAGATCTTCTCCCGCTCCCCAAGTACTAGCATCCTCTTCTTCGAGCGCAATAGCATCCAATGCGATGGCATTAATGATTGATTTTTTGTTCTTCATTGTCATTATTCTGTCCTTTTTACGTTATGACCTACACCAGATCTTGAATGTTTAAACGACTGCTGTCAACGATGTTCGTGCTCTGTTCGTGCGTTTTAATTAATCAGACGATCATTTAAACCACAAGATCATGACGTGAGCTTCCCAAGCTGTACATCCATACATACCGTTTAAACAGCTTTAAAGGGGTCGCCAAGGCGTTAATGCTTGCATAGCTACTAAGCCATATGCTAGTACGATATCTCTAGTCTTCCAGTAAACATAAGGCTCTGCGGGTAGTCACCCAATCACCCCTCAACCTGACTGTGCTTTTTAGCAACAGATTAAATATATTTCCTATTGTTTAAACATACGTGCTAACATCTAGTCTCTTTCGGTGCTAACACAGGTTGAAAGAAAACGCTGAGTAACCAGCGACTCGTCGAGACCAGTGCGAGAATAAAGTAAAGGGTTGATCGCTGATGCCAGTCAGATCTAAAACGAGGGCAGTCAATATCAGGACTCTAAACTGTGCGTCAAAGGCTAGTAGGCTCTGCCCCCTGATGGGATCAGGCAACCGAACGAGATGCGAGACGTGATCGACGACTACAGGGCTGACCACCTGTACGAGATGACTTTTGGTTACGGTGCGAACCGTCAGCGTGTTGTATGGTCACGCATAACCATACCAATGCCGATACCTAAGAGTGATCGGTGAACGTGCGATAGCAGAGCGTTCTAAAACAAGTGGCTCTCCCAAGAGATTTAATCTCATGCCCCATTGCATACCAGTGGGGCAGAGGATGCAATCTCGCATCTATTTGGAGGCTCTATGGAATCAATCACATTTTTTCAAATCCTGTTATGGATCGGTATTGATGTAAAAAAAGACTACGTTTTTCTTACTTTTGAAAGTGAAACACCAATAGAAACCAAATTCGGTTCTGTTCCCGCCAATCAATATTTATGAAAGCCTTATTCATCGTTATCGCAGTCTGCTGGGCACTGTGCAATGCAGTGCTTTATATCATCGACAACTTTATTTAAAACTCATCTCAATGCCCATTACGGTGGGCATGAGGATGCGCTTTGCATCTAACTTTTTTGGAGGTTCAATCATGGCAAAAATTCCACATGGCATTTGGAAAAAAATTAATTTTCAAAAGGGCTTAGAACACGTTGAGTATTTCGGCATAGGCAACGACAGGGTTACCTATCAAATTGAACGTGTGACTAGCAATCCGCTTTACAAGTGGGTTGCAAAGCACCCAACCAATTACACTGTTTTCTTTTTTGGAAAAACCTTGGATGAGGTCAAGCGCAAGCTTGATGGCATTCCAAAATCAACATCAAACTTAGGAGGGCTTTATGCCTAGAAATTTCGTAGCTAAACACGCAAAACGGTGCGGCGCTGGCAGTCATGCCCCCCGCAAATTCAGTCGTAAAACGAAGCACAAGGAGGTGTTATGAGTACTCGTGAAGAGTGGTTGAATCAGGCGGTCGAGGAGTTACGTCCAGTATTTGACGGTATTGCCCCTTTACCCGCCAACATTCGTGTTACCTGTGGCTTTCCATCCCGCCACGTTCGTAGTCTTAATCGGGCAATCGGTGAGCATTGGTCTGACAAGTCATCGTCTGACGGTACTCACGAGATCCTGATCTCGCCTGTTTGTGATGACCCTGTCGAAGTCTTTGGCATCTTGGTGCACGAGTTGGCTCATGCCAGCACTGACGGTGACGGTCATGGCAAACGCTTTAAAGCAGTGGTTCGCCACCTGAAACTAGAGGGCAAACCTACTGCGACTGTTGTCGGTCAGGCTTTTAAGGATGCGTATGGTGCGTTGATCGAGTCGCTGGGTGCATACCCTCATGCTCGTTTAAACGTTGTGGCTGACCGCAAGGTGCAGAGTACTCGTATGTTGAAAGCGATCTGCTCGCAATGCGGTTACACGATCAGGCTCAGTAGCAAATGGGCTGGCTTGGGTTTACCTGACTGCCCTGTTGATGGCACTCAGTTTCTACTTTAATTTTATTCGGAGGCTCAATTGAAAGAATTATCACTCGTACCACTAGGTGTTTTAAACACTGTTCTCGCCCAGCAAAATTTACCACAGACCACTACCAAAAATAGTGCGATTGCACAGGTTGCTGATTTGCTCCATCGTGGAGTCGTTACCCTTGACCATATCAAGGCGCAAAAGGCATCGCCTACCCTGACAGGTCTTTCCAGTGAGGTGAATGATCGAGTCATCAGCGCAGTTACCAAGGCTGGAGTTGCGTTACATCAGGCTGAGGTATTGCGTGAGTCGGTCGATAAAACTTTGGATGCGGTATTTATTCAAACCACCAAGCTTGACAAGTCGTTCGATGAATTGTCTGCCCGTTTAAACGCTAAGGTGGATGCCGTAGAAACACCTGATGCCAAGGCGATTCAGTCCGCAGTTTCTGTTGAGGTTTCTAAACTGTTTGACTCGTTCCGCAAGTCAACACCTAAGGCTAAGATCGAAGAGATCGCTCAGTCGATTCCTAAGGTAACTCGCAAGCGTGTTAAGGATGTTTTTACTGGTGTGCTTAACTACACGAGCGGTGGTGAGGTTGTTGACTTCAGTGATCTTGAGATTGACGTTTGGTCTGATCCATCTGCTCCCGCTTTGGTCGATGACTATGTGTTCAATCCAGCGCACTTGCATCAGGCTTTGTCCGCACTCGATTCATCATTGCCTGACAACGTGTGGCTTGCTGGTGAGCGTGGCACTGGCAAGACTGAATTCGTTACGCAGTTGGCATCACGCCTTGGTCGCAGATTGTTTAAGGTCTCGTTTGATGAGGCTCTTGAACGTGCTGAGTTTATCGGCGGTAACACGATCGAGAACGGTAACGTAGTTTGGAAAGCTGGTGTAGTTACGCAAGCGATTCAGCATACTGGTGCGCTCGTGTTGCTCGATGAGATTGGCTTTGCACGTGCTCAGAACATTGCGGTACTACACGCAGTGACAGAGCACTCTGTTCATCGTGCGCTTGTTATCAGCGAGACAGGTCAGCGTTTCCCTGTTGCCTCACACGTTGCATTCTTTTGTGCTGATAACTCGAACGGTCATGGCGATTCGACAGGTAACTTTGCTGGTGTGCGTGATCAGAACACTGCGTTCATCGATCGCTTTAGTTACACCTTGCGATTTGATTACTTGCCATTTGCTGATGAGGTTGCGTTGATCTGCAAGCGTACGTCCTTGCCTCTCGATGCGACTGAGATCCTTGTTAAGTTTGCAAACGTGGCTCGTGAGAAAGCACGTGCTGGCTTACTGACTCAGCCACCTAGTCTGCGCCAGTTGTTCGCTTGGGCTAGAGCGATTCAGAAAGGTATCCCGATCGGTGTTTCGTTTGACAGTGCAATCGTCAATAAGTTTCCCGCAGATTGTGAGTCGGAGTTGCGTGGCATTTTCTCTGCAACGATTGACGTTGTTAATTTGAAATCATTTTTAACTGGAGGTAAGTAATGCTTGGACTTCATGCAAAGCGTGGGATCGCAACAACCCTCGAACGTGTATTCAATAACACTGGGCGCACGTTCGGTAAGCTTGAAATAGTTTGGACAGGCAAGACTGCTGGCATTTGTTTTGATGGCACTGGCAGTCGTCTTAACGCTAAGGTTATCTTCCCAGCGATCGATGAGAAATCGCAGATCAGTAACAGTAAATTTAATAACATGATCGGCTTTGCGTTACACGAATTAGGTCATGCTTGGTTTACTGCTAACAAACCTTGGGATGATGCACGTACCGCCCATGGTTCTTTTGTTGGTTCGCTGATCAATGGTCTCGAAGATCCACGCATTGAGTTGGCAGTTATCAATTCTAATTACGCACCAAACAGTCGTGCGTTATTCGAAGACTTGATCGGCTCTGTGCTGGATAAGGATGGGTATGTTGACGGTGCTGATAAACGTCAGATCCCTTTCATCCTTGCTGTTGAGGGTAGACGTTTAAACGGTTATCACATCGCCTTTGATTCGGTTGTTGATGACTCGCCTTACGCAGAGCATTTGCATTGGGCATTAGCTGAGGCGCACGTTGCAAGTAACACGAAAGAAATCGTGCTGATTGCAATTGAATTGTTCCGTCGTTTAAAGGATCAAGACAAAGTAAAAGAGCCACCCAATACACCACCAACCGAACCACCCGATGGTAATCCTACTGAGCCACCCGATGGTAATCCTACTGAGCCACCCGATGGTAATCCTGTTGATGACAAGGACTTTGATGGCGGTCGTGAGGTTGAGCCTACCGATTTTATCGAGGACGAATTAGAGGACAATAAGTTAAAGTCCGACGAGACTCGTCCACGTCCTATTGTTGGTGAGCCTGTGTTTGTTGAATTTAAATGGGAGTAAAAATGATACATAACAAAGAACGTTGCGAGTTACGCTTTTCAGACAAGTACAACAGTCAAACGCAAGGGCTTGGCGCTACCCGCTCAAGCATCTTACGTTTACTGCGGTCGCTTGATTTAGTTGGTTGGTCAACGCACGAAGAATCAGGTCGCATTGATCGTAAAGCTTTCACACGCTTTGCAACTGGGAGTACTGCAATCTTTTCTAAGCGCACAAACGTTGAGGCAGAGCGGTCAGCAGTATCAATACTGATCGACTGCTCAGGTTCAATGGGCAATGATCATCGTATTAACAATGCTCAGGATGTTGCGATTCAATTGTCTAGAATTTTAGATAAGGCTAATGTCTCATTCAGCGTGACTGGTTTTTATGGTAATCAGAATGTTGAGCGTTTGCGTGGCAATGGTCTCAAGGATGCGACTCGTGAGAACGTTACCTTTCTTCCCTTTAAAACTTGGAAAGAAAATCTTGCACGTGCATCAGCCAAGCTGGGTGCGATCGATCTGTGTGCTGATAACTCAACACCTGACTATTCAGCCCTGTCGTTATCTTTAGAAGACCTTAGCAGACGTGAAGAACAACGTAAGATATTGTTTATACTTACTGATGCCGACGGTTACGACAGAAGTCACACGAAACATCTGCAATCTCTTGCTGATAGTTTAAACATCAAGATCATTGCGATCGGTATGGGTCGTGCTG